ACTATTATATGTCAGGGGTTGTCCCGTAAAGTATGAATGATTTGGAATATATATTGATTTTTCTGGAATTGTTATTGTTGTTATTCCATTATTTGAATATTGCTTCGTAGCTTCCCCTTCAGACACCACATCCTCCGGATTAAAATATACAACTTTATTTTCTAATAAATTTAATTTTGATGAAGTATCAACAAATATAAATTTTCTTGGTAGCAATTTAACAATACTTATTCCAGAAGTATGTACTCCAGGATTAGATAACCTCTCTATCGTAAATTCAGATCTATTCTCAGATATTTCTAATATTTTAACAACTTCTATATCTATTTCTAAATAGTCTCCTACTTCAAATCCAGAAATGTCATTCGTATATATTTTTGTGATATTTCCAGTTTGTGCGATATTTAATATATTTGTTGTCAATCCTACATCATTCTTTGTAATTGTTACTCTTCTATTTCCTTCTAAAAAGTTATAAAGAGGATCTGATATATTATCGATATTAATTGTTTCTCCATCAATAAATTCTAACGGAGTATTAGATATTCCAACCACGATATTTCCAGATTTTGAAAAATATGTTGGGTAAATTGTGGAGACCCCAACATTAATTGAGCTTATGGGTTTTCCAACTATAGCTGATACGATTGCATTTGCCCCATTTCCGTTAAATCCTCGGCTACTAAATCTAACAAGGTCACCAACTTTATATCCATCTCCAGGATCATATATGTCTAAAGAGTTTATACCTGAACTGGATATTGTTCTTATATTAAATTCTTGCTTATATTTTTCATCGACATCATCTATCAAATCATAGAATGATGATTGTGAATTTAAATAATATGGAGAAGTATTTCTTATTAAGTTTAATTCATCTAAGTTTGAATTCTGATTAAAATTTGGATCATAGTTTTCCAAAGCTGGATATGTATTAAACTCTTCTGATATTACATATGGATATTCTGGCTTTGAAATTCGATTATTATCTATAGATATAGTAAAGAAGTATGCATAAGTTCCCTCTGGAAAATCAGAATTTTTTATAAATTTTCCATTATATTTGTCTAATCCGTCACCAGAATTAATATCAAAAATATAATCTTGAATAAAAAATCCATCTGGAAATGTGTTCCCAGTAGGTCTCAAATTGGAATTCCGTTCTACTAACTTTCTATAACTACTCTGTATCGACTGAATTTGATTATCTATTGTTGTGTATGGGCCATAAATTGGAAACCCATCATAAGACCATCCTAAAATTGGAGAACGAATTGGAGAAATTGATTCTTTATTTTCTACATCAATATTATCATTAATTTTTTTTCTTAAAGATTTTGACGGATAAAAATTTATAAATTGAAGAGAATTCTGTTCGTTTCTGCTTGGAGCTAATATTCCTTCATCAAGTCCCTCAAGTAGTGAGCTATTTTTTTCAACCTGATTGATTTTCCATTCAAATATATTTGCTAAAAATTTTGCATTAGATCCTCTTCGCTTTACTATTATAGTAGTAGTTTCATCATAACCAATGCCCCCATTCAAAATTATAATAGACGTAATTCTTCCATTTGATACTACTGGATATAGATTTGCAAAATTTCCATTTCCGTTTATAATTAAATCTATATCTTTGCCATATCCATTTCCATAATTTAGTATTTGAACTTCTATAATAGATCCATCAATAATAATAGGTTTCAATAAACATTCGGATCGTATTGGCTTTATTCTTACTATAGGTCTCCTGTGGAAATTGATAATATTATTATCCCCATATCTTTCCCCACTTTCCTCTATAAATGTACTCTCAACTTCCCCTAATACTATAGGTTCTAGTATAGGAAGGGCCAATTTACCATTAGCACTTTCCGGATATGCCTCAACTTCAAGAGTTATTGGGGGATATGAAAATGTGTGTTTTCCAGTACCCAATGAATTTAATCTAACATATCTCCGGTTAACATAATTATCATCTACACTCTCATTATTTTCTCCAACAGTAGACAAGTTAAATTTATTTTCATCTATAATATGAATATAATATGTACTATCTGTTGATAAGCCAGCTATGGACGTTCCAGTTGTATGATATGTGACTAAATCTTTTTCTTTGAAATTGTGATTTTTTGCAAAAATATAATTATCTACTATATTTACTCCATTAGTTTGATCTACATCATCACTAACTGCAGGGATTATAATTTTTTTGTTAGAATATCCATATCCAGCATTCTTAACATATACATGTACCAATGAATATTTACTTACTACTGATCTAAAGTAATGAAATCCAAAACTTGGAGAAGTAGTTAAATTAATTTCATTTATTTTTTTTGCCGCATTATCTTTAGTACGGTATAGTTTTATTATGGTATCAGATATCACTCCTGCAAAATAGAATGAATTTGAGGGAAGAGTTCTTATTTCTTGAGAAACTGGATCAAAATATTCGATTTCTGTATTATTATTTGAAAAATATTCTACTATTTCTCCATCTTCAAAATTATGTGGAAAAACAAACCTAATGCTATTATCGGTAGGATTTATTCCAGTTCCATCTCCTCTAAATCCAGAGACAATCCTAGTCTTATCGACATTTGCTTCTATGGATGCACCAACTCCATTTCCCCCACGTATTGATATTTTAACATTTTTATCGTATCCAGATCCTGGATTTACTATTTGTATTCCTTTTACCGATCCAATTATATTTGGATGTACCTTCGCCCCAAATCCATAAACGGTATTGTTTATGGTATCAAATACTTCCAGCTCTGGAAAATTTATAATATCATAGTCATCGCCATTATTTGTAATTTGTATAGAATTTATTTTTCCATAATACAAGTTTTCATCATATAATGTAGATGAGTATAATTCTACCCCATTTACCAACAAACCTATTGGCTTATTATTTGTAATTTTGTTCCCTTTAATTTTTGCTTTAGATTTATTTAATGAAAATTTTCTTAGTAATTTTTGATGTGATATTTTTTTATTTTCATAATCAGATTTTACAATTTCTCCACTAGAACCATATGGAAATTCTATATATTTTTTTGAAAATAAATCGCTATTACTATACGAAAATGATATATTCATACTATCTTCAAAATTTCCTACATTAGATACAAAATATACCCCAGTATCTAATCCAACATTTCCAGTGGGGGTAAAATATACTTTTTCTCCAGTATAAAATTTGTGTTCTTTATTTGTATTGAATAATGTAGTCCCACCAACTCCAGAAAATGAATTCGAAATGATTGGAGTAGAAATTAGAATTTTTCTATCATCCGCTAAAATCTTATAATCGGGCAATCCTGAAGATGCCACATAAAAATTATCTAAGTTAGTATCCACATATGTATTTTGTATATTTGAAGTTAAATTATTTACTTCTGGATAGTTGAATACATCAGATTTAGTTAATACCTTTATAAGTAGATCTTTATTTACAATGTCACTTCCACTTACATTAACTTCTATGGTATTATTATTAATTATTGTTCTAATGTTAGCTTGTACTGGAATGAGTTCTGTATTATTTAAACTACCAAATAAAATTTTCTCTTCATTTGTGAATTTGACACCATCATACAGTTCAATTCTCCAAACATCTGGTTCCGCAGTAGAAGATATTGATTTAATTTTATGTGTTGTTGGAATATTATATACCCAACTATTAAATTCTGGTCTATCATTTAATTCTAGACCAAAAGAAGATAAATTTATTATATCTCCAACTCTAAGACTAGATGTAGCTGAGTAATCTATATCATCAATAATATTTAAAATTCTAAGTTGAATTGAATTTTCTAAAATTGAAGAATATGCAAAATTAGTTTCAATTACCGGAGTGTTTTTTGATAGTTTTATAGTATTTCCAGACACATTTAAAAATTGATTTATAGTTTTTCCACTGTATCTCAATTCGATGGGAGTATTGGAATTTTCAAGTTGTACTAATACTGAACCTACCTCCGGAAACCCAAATGTACTATCAACTGTAATAATATTTTCATTTATGTCTACATTTTCTTGTAGTTTAGTTTTTTTTGTAGATATAAAATTTAAAGTTATAGAAGAAGGATCTAATGCTATTTCGTATAAAATTGAATTATCTAGTGGCCTAACTTCCACATTATACACTGATGCACTTGCAGTTCCGTTTGGGGTGTTTTGATATATAGTTTCTCCTTTAAGGAGTAATGGGTCCAACTCTCCCGATATTTTTTCTACAAGAATATTACGAGTTATAAAATACTTATTGTCTGATGGCCTCAACATATAATCTTGAGGTTTTATTAACTCAATTTCTTCATTAAATAAAATTTTAAAGAGTATTTTATATGATGTGTCCGTACCTTTTGTAGTATAGAAGTCTTTGGCCCTAAACAAAATACTTTGTAAATCTATATTCTCTGTAAACGCTCTATTTTCAAATCCAGGTATAAATTGATATTTAAATTTTCGGAATAGTTCTTCGAAAAATTTAATATTTAAGTTCTCTACTGTTGAATTTGTGGAATGAAATTCAGATTCACTAGATTTAAAATTAAACTCAGAATATGAAGTTTTATTGGATATGCCATCAATTCCACTAAATCCACGAACACATCCCACAAATGAGGTTTCGGTTTTTGAAATATATGTGATAATTTCATTATCAATTTTTAGTATCCCATACTTAGTAGGAAATCCTATTGTATGATTTACATTTAATGTAGTATTAAATATTTGAAAATCTTCTGTCAATATGCAAGGATTTAATTGAGTATAGAAAGTTTCATTATTAAAATTTTCTATACTCTTATACTCTAGTAAATTATTTGCTAAATCTACAGATCCAGTCTGATGCTCTATCGAGATATAATATTGTTCTAAAAATTCTTTAAATAGTGGATTATCCTCATTTAAAAACTCTGGTATTTGAGTTTCAATAAAATTCTGTATTGTTAATTTGTTGGTTTCAGTCATTTATCTTGTAAACTTACCGTTGGTATAACTTGATGTAACAGTGTAGTTAGACCCAGACAATTCTTCTCCAGAACTAATACTATCTTCTATTATATTTACCAAAGTATTTTCAATACTTAATGACAGATATAAATCCCGAAGAGCAACTATATCGTTTGATTCTGGAACTGCCTGAATCTCAATTCCATTTGGCTTTTCTGTAGACGTTATCACCACTGGGTTTAGTAAAATTTCTCCTTTTTTATACTGCACTCTACCCGCATTCTTACTGACTATGAATGGAATATTTTGTTCGAATCTAAAAAAGAATATAGTTCCAATGTCATCAGTTATTGGAACATCACTCAGGTATATTAAATTTTCCACCCCAGATATAGTAAATCCACTAGACTTAATATTATAACCTCTATTATCGGAAAAATTTCTTTTTCTAATATGAAACTCATTTCCAAAGCAAATTTCATATGAAGCTAATTTATTGAATATGGGCTGCAAATCTCTTCGCATTTTTACTTTAGTTATATTTGAAGTAATAGCATTATTAGTTTCGTCAACAAGTCCTATAATTTTACTATATTTAAATCTACCTGCAAAATTATTTACTTCCGATGTATTTGAATATTTTAATAATGTATTCATCACTTGTGTTTTTAAATCATCTATAGAAGAAATTAAAGATGAATTATAATATACATTAATATCAAGTTCAATGAATAAGTATTTTAAATCTATTATTTCTGGTTTTATTCCTGCAATAGAATATTGCTTCAACTTTCTTTTTATATCGTCTTTGGTGATTTGTGATATGAAAGATCCATTTCTAGGTTTAATTGAAATAAAAACTTTTCCATACTCTGGGGGAGTTGTTTCTTCTCCACCATATGCAATTACACTCTCTACATTTGGATATATGTATGGAATTAATCCCTTATAATCATTTGCAGTAACAGCTCGATATTGTGAAGAATATACTCGTGGAGCTAAGTATTTTATACTTTCTATACTTTCAATATCATCTCCATTTTCTGCGGGTTGTACTGTAGTCAATAATGAAATTCCTTTAGTTATAGTATTTTCATTATTGTCAACTAAAACTCCAGAAAAAGTAAATCCCGAAGCACCATTTCCAAATTTTCCATTTGTTACTACATATGAGATGTTAATGGAACTTCCACCTAGAGGTTTTTTTCCAAATATACCATCGCCAAAAATTATTTGGTATTTTTCGTCCTCTATTTCTTGAAGTAAAAATAATTTAGAATCTTTATCTACATCAAATATATTAGTATATGCATTATATTCCTCATTAGTAGTAGAAAATACTCGAACTCTAATTGTAGAAGTATCTACATTTGGATTTGGTATAATAAATTTTTGATTTGGTTGGGAATCGTTATATTGATAATTTTTAGTTAAAAATATTCCTTCAAATATGTCTACATTGTTAAAATATGCAATTCCATTATTATCGACATTTTTAGTAACAGGTTTTGTTATTGAAAAAATATAACTACCTCCTTCTAGGGCTCCTAATGCAACAACTCCAGGCCTTATAGTTACAGTTCTGGAATTTAATCCAGATGTATCAACAAAAAAACTAATCTTTGCTCTAGCCGCCCGTTTAGATCTAGGAACATATCCAATATTTTTTGCTAAAGATACAACATTTTCTCGTAATGTTGCACTATCAATAAATGCCTCATTAACAGCCATATTAGTATTGAAGGCTGTTATATAAGAATTATATGCTAAGATATCAATTAATATTGAAAAATTTGACCCTTCAAAATCAAAGTCAGTAAAATTGCTATTCGCTCTCAGGTAATCCTTAATCTGAGAGCGAATAGATTTAAAATCTAAGTTAGTAAACTGACTAAACGACATTTATATTCTTGCAGGGACTAATATGAATTCTATATTTTGTTGAGGAATGGGTAATCCTAGAATATCATAGACAATTCTTAC